TTTATTCTGATCATACTGATTACATCAGTTTCAGCCAATGCTAATTCTGATGACCAGTCATCTACACCCTGATCAAAGACTTCAGGTGCAAAAGTGTGTAAGTTTTCATTTGTTGCAAATGCCATTATAAATCTCCATTAGTGTTAGAGGGCCTAAGCCCTCTAACTAGAATTAATGATTATACATTAATCATTCTGATTGCTCTTGAATTGTCAATCATTGCTGGTTTAGCATGAATTGAAGCTACAACATCATTACCAACTGCCGCTGTTCTTCTGCCAATTTCAATGTCAACATTTTTTTGCATTGCAATTCTTAATGCATCTTGTCCAAAAATGTAACCTGAAGTGTTAGCCGCTGTAATGTTTGAACTTACAAACATTTGAACACCTGCAACTGAACCAATGTAACCAGTTCTTAATGCTTCAGTTTGAAAATCACCACCTGCATAAGCCGCTACACCAATTGATTTAACAACTGTGTTAGCTTGTGCTGGAGTAATGATTGAGTAAAGCTGACCATTTTCACCATTTGCTCTAATTTGAGCAACTGAATCAAAGATTGCATCTAAAGATAGAGGTACACAGTCTGTTGTTGAATCAACAGATGTATCTAGAGCCGCATAGACTGCTTTATCAAAAGCGGTGGCTACAGAACGCCCAAGTAATCTGCCTATTTCATTTGGATCAATATTACCTAAATCTCTAACTACAGCTCTTGCCGCAATTAATTCACAAACAATGTTGTTTTTAGTGTCAGAAATTGTCTGAGCATCTAAATCAACACCTGGGTCAGCTTCTGAGCTAACTGTTTGTGCTGTTACTTTTGCTAATTCAGGAACTTGTAATAGTCCTGAAGGAGCGTTTACTATTGGAATCATAGTACCACCTAAAAATAGTGATGATTCCTCTGCCGCAAATACAGTAGCGGCTAATACTGGTACACTTAATGCATCTACATCAAGAGCACTTACATATTTTCCATTTGCCATTTTAATATCTCCTAGTTAAGAATGACTATACCAAACCTTTTTGCCTCATCTCTTTGTATTTGAGACGGTGCTCTGGGTTCCGCATATCTAGTTTAGAAAGATCAAATTTCTCACTTGATCTAGTGTCAGTGTTTCCAGTAGACCCTGCACCACTAGGTCCAGCAACTTTAAAGTAACTGTGTTCATTTAAGAACTCATCAACTAATGTGCTTACTGATAAAGCATCACCTTTGTCATCAAATCTAGCATTGCCTTCATTGTCAACTACAGTAACAGTACCTTCATCTGTCATCTTGATGTTGTTTCTTAATAGTGTAGCTACATGAGCTGGGTTCACTGCCTTGGCATTTGAACTTGCACTAATAAGAGCGCCATCTACTTTGATCTTTTCTAATTCAGATCTAAGTTGGCCAACTTCTTTTGCACTTTGTTGTTTAGTTTTTTGCAAAACTTTATCAAACTCTTGCCTTTTTATAAGTTGCTCTTCCTCAATTTGTGTTTTTAAACTTTTTAATTCATTATACTCATTTAAATCAACATCTGCATACTTTTTAGTAGCCTGAGAAAGCCTTTTTTGAAGAATTCCATCAAGTTCATCTTGAGTAAAAGTCTTCTCCTTAACCTGGCTGTCATCACTACCAGCATCTGTAGAGCCAGTGTCTACTTTGCTGTTTTCAACTATGGTGTTTTCAGTTTCCATATCAACATTCTCCTTTGTTATTGTGGGTAACAAATACTTTATTCACTTTGTGTGAAATAACCCTGTATCTCTGGATGTAACTCCAGAATTTGTTCATTGGTCAAACCCTGATCCATCATTTCTCTAATATGAGAAACCATGTCTTGAGGACTCATCATAGGTGGATGTGCCATTTGCTCATCTACCATTGCCTGGGTTGACTCCTGAACTAACTGTTCTTGTTTTGACATAGTACTATGAATCTGATTCCTTGTAGTCTCATCTTCAATTAACATATCAGCTATCATTTTTTGCATTTGAATCTTAAATTCATCATTTTGAACTGTATCAATTGCTTTCTTGTATAGCTCTAAGTCACTGTGTTCATCTCTTATGTCAAATGTCTCAGCATATTCAATACTGAAATCTTGTGGTTGATCTATGTTCATCCAAGTGAACCAAAGCTTCCAAATCTTTTGCTCTGCTTCATGTAATGCATGACTTATATCAACTAATTTTGTAGATAATAATTGTCTTTCTGTTTGTAAGGCTGTACCTGACATAGGACTGCCTCTCATAATTTGAACTGCACTTGTGTGAGTCATTCTATGAATACTTTGAACAACTTTATCAATACTTTTTAGTATTCCATCAATACTAGAACCTGCTGGTTGTAACAAATAAGGTTTCAATCCAGGTTCCATATCTTCTTGTACTGTAATAATTGCACCTGCTCCAGCACTTGCCTGTGTGCTAGGTGTTTTAACCAAACTAGGATGTCCACTTATTCTAATATTTTGTTCTAGTTCACTTAATAAATTGTAAATGTATTTTTGATTGTAAGCTGTATCATTAACTAAACTGTATCCAATACCTTGTGTTGGACTTGGTAGTGGTGCATAGTTTATAAATGGTATCATACCCAATGGATTTACATACTCTAATTGTTCTGTAATATCACCATACTCACCATGCTCATCTTTTGCAACTGTGTATTTGTGAATATGATTTTTTGACCATTCAGCAATTTGTATCATATGTTTATCTTCAAACTCAATTACTTTGATGTAGTCAAGTTCCATCTTGCCTGATACTGATCTTCTATAATGCCAATCTAGTACATTCTGTGGAGTATAAGCGGCACAGTATGCCTTTATACCCATTGCTTCTTGTTCTGCTTGTGTTGTAACTGCATAATCTGGTTTATCTACTAATATCCACATATTACCCAATACCATTGCCATGTCATTTACTTGTTTCATAAATGTATCAAAGCTAGTGCCATTGTTATCAATATCATGAACAAAGTTCATAACTTGTGGATTCATTACTAGATTGCCTAGTGTTCTTTTTGGTAAGTTTCTAAATAAAAAACTACCATATATGTCTACAGTGGTTTTTACATGATTATCTAAAGGTGTTGCCGCTATTCTTTTTGCATAACTGTCACCTGGTGTGTTTTGTTCACCCAAATATTTGATTAGATATTCACCTGCTTGGTAAAGCTCACCACCAATGTAACTTCTGTAAAAGAAATCAGCTTCTTTTGCATGGTTGTTATAAGCTGAGTGTGTGGTTAATAAATCTTCAGATTTCATTTCTATTCCTTTAGGTAATTAATTATATTTATCACTTATATCTCTATCTTTAAAGATATGCTTAATAATGAGCAAACAACTCTGGGCCAGCCTGTGCTTTTTGCATTGGCCTCTTAATTGGCATATTACCCCATACCAAATACCCCATAGCATCTGGAAGGTGATCAACTCCTGAGCTTTTATCAGGTTGTCTAGTTCCTTCCTTGTATATTTGTTTGTTCAAACATCTTATAAGACCCTTACAATTTGGCCCCACAGTTAACCTAGTTTCACCTACTTTGTTATAGAAAGCTGTATTCACACTAGCTATCCTGTCTATAACAGGTGGATTAATTCTAGCAGTTTTCACTGCATAGTTATACTGTCTTAAGATATTATGGTCAGTGTTCATAGCTTTTGTAGAACTATTTGCACCTGAGGCATCTGGATATGCAATTATCCTGTTGTCAGGATATCTTCTGCTTATCTCATCACACAATTCATATGTATTAGAGTTTCTTATTTCAAACTCATCAAATATATGCATTGTTAGCCCATCCCAATTTGCCACTACAGCACTCATTGGTTGAGTATTAAAGTCTATTCCTACATGAAGCACATCTCTTTTATCAAGTTGTGGTTCTAACCCTTTGACATTTCTATCAATGTCAAATGCATAATAAACTAGACCACTAAAGTTAACAAAACTTGCTAGAAACTCTTGTTCATAACTTCTAGGATCCATTTCTACTTTGGCGGCTTCTATTTCTTCTTGTGTAACATTGCCACCCTCTAATGTTGTAAACTGATATCCAACCCAACCTTCATGTGCATTGGCACCAGCCCATAAATCATAAAACCAATTAAAGCCTTTTGGTGTACTAATAAACATTGCATGACCTTGTCTGTCTGACAATGCTGGCCTTAAAACTTCTGCCCAACATTTAACATCAATATCACTGCACTCATCCATTACCAAATAGTCTATACTAATACCTCTTAGACTTTCATAGTTATCAGCACTTCTCAAATAGATCTTTGTTCCATTCTTAAGAGTTACTGTTAACTCTGTGGTGTTAATCTTTTTGATCCATCTTACCTCAGTTAATCTTTTTATAAGATCATCCCAGATAATAGTTTTAGCTTGTCTAAAAGTTGGTGCAACATAGTACACTTTCATATTAGCCTTACTTGCAAATCTGCACATCTCTCTAATACTAAGGTAACTCTTACCCCATCTTCTACCAGCACAAACTACTTTGAATCTACTTTCATCTTCAGCCACCATTTTCTGTGTGTGGGTTAGCGGCATATTATAGTTCTCCTGCTTTTTTCATCCTTGCTATTTTATCTTCAGCCCAACCTATTGCACTAGGTCCGCCCCATCCAAGATATGCATAATAACCTTTGCCTTTTTTATCAGCACCAACATATCTTTCATAGTTAGCTTTTGACCTACTTAAAAATGAAAACATTCTTACAATGATATCAGGACTCAAGAGTTCACCTCTAGCTATTTGGCCTGCTCTTACTCTTCCTGTTCTAGTGCCCCATCTTTGACTGGGTGTTGCACTTTCATTGTAGTTAATTGCTCTTTGAGCATCTGCCTGCATCATTTTATTTGGTCTGTATGGCATTATTCTTTTTCTAATAATAATTGAAAGTCTGCCGCTACTGCTACATCACCACCAGTTAAACTTTTTGCTCTGAACTCAACAATACCACCACCATCAATTTGAAAAGGATTTGGTAGGTTGTAAGTTACAGGAGCACCGCCACCTGTAATTGTTGTAAGCACTTGTTTAAATGCTGTTGTTGCATCTGGTGCTTTGTTAATCCAAACACTTACTTGTGCCGCACCTGTTGATGTTGTAACAAAACTAGTCATGTAACCAAAGTGTGATAGTGGAACTGCAAAACTTGCACTCTGTTGTTGTCCTTCTAGGGCCGCAATCTCATACAATACTGTATCTGCCGCATTGTTCTTTACTGAGATAACACCTTCATTGAAGTTACTACCTGAGCCTACTTTGTTTACAAATATATTGTTAACATGGCGGTAACTGCCTACAGTTGTTACTGCATTTGTTCCATTTAGGTTAACATTTTCTTCTAATATATTACCTGAGCCATCAACACCTCTGATCTTAACTCTTCTTGCATGGCCTGAACCACTGTTAGTATCATTAGCTGAGCTTGATACAATCTTTAATTGTTCTGCACTTGATAGTAAGTTTCTAATACCACCTTGTGTGCATACTGTTTCTAATGTTGCACCAACTGTTGGGTTGATACCACTAGTTCCTTTTAACTCAATACCTGGGATCCTGTTAGCCGCCAAAGCCAAACCATTTGGTAGAGTTGTAACTTTTTGTCCTACTGATAAAGTCATAGTTTTTACCTCTCTTCTTTTTGTTTGTGGCAATCACAGCCACCCTTATTAGATGTTTTAGTAACACCTTTGGCTTTACTGTTTACATAAAGCCCAAACCAGGCCGCACCTGCTCCAACAATAACACTTACAAAACCTGCTTGTGCATTGTTTGGGTCTGATAAATTCATAAACCATTGTGTTGTTTGATAAAACACAATCATATAAACAAGGATAAGTGCTCTAGGCACTATTCTCCATGCATCTAAATGTTGTGGTTCTAATTTTTTCATTTTTATTTGTTCCTTGCCCTTGTTAGTGTTTCCAAGTCTTGTTGTATCAAGACTGGTATTGGTGTTGAATGTCCACCATATACTGGATGACTATAAAGCCATTCTTCATGGGTTCTTGTAACATTCAACCTATCATGTATATTACACAATGTTTTGCCTGAGGCATTTTTGTGTATCCACATTCTAGCAACATATTCTCCCAAAGGTTTTATATGTTGTGTGCCAGTCCATGTTTGTATATCTATCTTTTGTTTCTTCCAATAGCTTTTACTCCAAGGACAAACACTTACAATTGAAGCAAAGTATTCACTCCAATCAATACTATTTTCTTTTGCCGCCTCTTTTGCCACCTTTTTTCTTTTTCTTAGCCATTATAATAGTCCCCCAGCGGCTCCTATTGCTGTTGAGGCTACCAATAGTCCCAACACCCACCAAAGCCTTGCATCCATTTTCTCAATCTTTTGAGATTGCTTGTCCATATCTTTTTCAATATGTGCCAAATGATTATTTTTAATTACTTTTAAATCAGTTCTGATTTCTCTTATGTCTTGAGTATTCTGTTCTGTTTGTGATTTCTTTGCCATTAGTCTTTCCAAGGTAGTGGTAGATCTTCTTCACCTGTACTTGGATCATCTTTCTGACCAAGGATGTTTTTACCTAACCAAATCAACATAACAGGATTGCCCTCTAGAGCTTTGTTATATTGTGCTTTTCTTAATCTCATTTTGCCTGCACTATAACCTCTTTCAAGTAATGTGCTGACTCTGTTTCTCAATGTATTTTCTGTAACACCCACAATGTAGGCTATTTCTTTTAGAGTACAATGACACTCTGCAAGTTTGTAAATAAGTTCAGGATCAATCTCAACTTTCTTTCTACCTCTGGTTTCTGTTTTGTCATCAGGTGTAAATTCTGCTTGTTGTTGAGCCGCTTCTGTCATTTGTTCATTAAGTTCTTGTTTTTGTTTAAATTTACTCAGGTCTGTATCTATGCCTATAATTTGTGCCTCTGTTTTGCCATTTTTATCATCTTCACTTGCTAGTTTTATTGTATCTGTCATTTCTAACTCCTATTAGCTCCTTGCTGTTGTTTGTGGTATGTGCATATACTTCCAGTTACTACCATCATAAAAGACCATAGCTTTACCAGTTGATACATCACTACTATTTAATCCTGTTGCATATGCTATTGCACCTGCACCTATTCCTGCTGTGGGTAAACTTCCTACTGCATATGTAGGTAATTCAAAAGGAACATTTATTGCACCTCTTTTAGGACTTACATCTATTTGACCATTACTAGGACTTCCTGCATGATCAATAGCAATCAATTTCATTTTGTTTGCACTAGGATCTGTAACTGTATATTCACAATTGAATCTACCTGCTTGTCTAGTTGCTGTATCATCTTTGAAACTCAATGTAATACTTTGTTGTCTTGTTCCAGTACCAATACTTGTTCCTGTGTAATCACTTTCACATTCAATAGTATTGTGTAGATCATCTGTTAGATCACTGCTCATATCATTGCTAATAAACAAACTGTTGCTGTTTGCTCTGTCACCTTGAATATCTATTGATCCATCTAAAATAATTTTACCACTTCCATTTGGTTCTAATTCAATATCACCATCTGAAACACTTGTAATCTTTTTACCATTTACATCTAAATGATCTCCAAGCTGTGGTGTTGTATCTTCTACAAGATTTAACATAACAGTTCCTGTTGTATCAGGGAATGTTATGGTCCTATCAGCAGTAGGATCTACAACATATAAACTTGTAAAGAAGTTAGCACTATCACCACCCAATGCTATTACATTACCAGCACCCATGAACAATCCATTTCTACCCATGGTCATTACTATTTCATCACTGCCATTGTTCATGGCATTGAAGTTCATAAGTCCTCTTTCACTGCCACTGTTTGTTCTACCAATACGCCCTGTGATACTTGCATATTGATCTATGTTGCCAGCACTATCATTGCCACGGAATAGTATACTTCCCAATAAATCATCTGTGGCTGGACTTGCACTTGTTCTTTCTAATACTATATCTGGTCCTGCACCTGCACCATCATCTGCTTTTTCTAATTTTAACAATCCACTATCATCTTGATCAATCAATAGTGTTCCATCCAAGTTGGGTAATCTGATCAATCTGTTTTGATTTGGATCTGTTGCACTCAATTGTGTGTTAAAAGCATCATCTGTTGAACCATCAAAGTATATGTCATTGCTGGCATTTAAAAACAGACCTTTTCTACTTATACTCATTACTGTTTCATCTGCACCATTGTTCAATACATTAAAGTTGATAACACCTCTTTCACTTGTTGTGTTTGGTCTACCAATCATACCTGTGATACTTGCATATCCATCTAAATTACCTGCACTATCATTGCCTTTGAATTGTATAATACCCAACACATCATTGTCTGCAGGACTTGCACTGGTTCTACTTAAAACTATACCAGGACCTGCTGTTGCACCATCATCTGCTTTGGTTACTACAAGTTGTCCTGTGCCATTTGGTGCTAGTGTTATATCTCTGTTTGAACTACTGACAATACTTTGTGTTAGCACATCTAAATCACCACCAAGTTCTGGACTATCATCATCCACAACCGCGGCAATACCTGTACTGGTGTCTACACCTATGATCCAGTTACCACTGCTACTTTGATATTTGATTATACTGTTGTTTGCAACACCAGTCACATTGACATCATTGAGTTCACCTAGTGTTATGCTAGGTGCTACATCACTGCCCTGTGGCTGATTACCTGTGCTACTGCCATTTATTCTAATTACTGTCATTATGCTATGCTTATTGTTCCATCTGTTGCTACAGTTATGGTATAGGTTACTTCTGCAGGTACTGTAACTACCGCAGTATCTGTGACTAGTGCTACACCGGGTTCACTGCTGGTGTCTGTTTTAGCTATCTTATCTACCATCATGGTGTTATGCCTGCTTCTACTGTTGCAGTTCCGCTCACCAGTGTTGTTTTAATTCCACTACCATCTGCACTCAATATATCATAATGATAAACACCAGCAGATAGTGCCGCTGTCTGTGTATCTGTTAATGATATAGTAAACTCACCAGCTGAAGCATCAGTTTTAGTGACTGTGAAATCAGTGTCACTGGCATCTGGTGTGGTGTGATGCTTTTTCATTGCACTGGTAATTGTAAAACTGCCAATGTCTGTTGTTCCTGGTGTTTTTAATTTAAACTTTCTTGTAAAATCTGCATTCTGATTGATTACAATATTAAATTCTGCACTCATAAAAATGCTCCTAGTATTGTATTCTTAAGAAACTGTATCAGTTCCCAACCCCAAGTAGCCACCAAATATAGTGTAACCACTTGTAGTAGTGTGTTGGCTGTGCTTAACAATGCGGCCCAACCCTGTTCTTTTGTTTTGATTTGTTTCATGTTGAATCTCCTACTGTGTATTTATGGTAGTATTTATCAGTAATAAAATGTCTTATAAAGATGCAGGGTGAGAAACAAGGATCACCCACCCTGCTAGAAGATGTACACCATGTCCCACAAATTGCACTTTATCTTCTACTAGTATTTAAACTTTGGCCAAAAAAAACCCACAGTAGGGAGAGCCAATGTCAATAAAGCTAAACTACTGTGGGTGTTGTAGGAGTACTCACCCCTACTGCTAGATCTCTCTAGCAAACTCAACTTGTGAATGTGCAGAGTATATAATTATATGCCAATTATGGATGTAAAAGGAAAGTACTGCACATTCACAAGTATATATTAACAAACCTTTATTGGTTTGTCAATCTTTTTTTTGTATTTTCTTATACCAACCCTATTTAGATGACCATATGTTCTATGATGATAGCCAACTGTCTCTGTATGAACACCAAGTTCTTGTGCCCACTCTTTGTATGTCTTACCTTTGTAATACTTTTGTTTGTTATTTGGATGTCCAGCAAATCCAGGCTTTCCTTTGCCTACACCTGTATATTTTAAATGTCCATGTATTTTAAGAGCACCTCTGATTGTCTCTACATGAACACCAAGTTCTTGTGCCCATTGTCTGTATGTCTTACCTTTGTAAAGTTTAGTTTTATGTGGAAACTTTTTTAAATTTATATCATAATCTTTTGCATCTTTAAACATATCTACCTCCTAATTCATATACTCAACTGATTCTTCATGTTGTTGTAATTCTTTTTGCAATTTGGTTAATTTTCTTTTTTGCATTTCTTTTTGCATTGCTATTTTTTTCAAGTCTTGAGTTGACAAGTGTATTTTATCTAAATTTCCATATTTCTTAATATGACCATTTACTTTATCATAACTTACACCCAAGTCTCTAGCCCATTGTCTTAGTGGCTTACCTTTGTAGAAATTTTTGTATATTTCTTTTTCTGGTCTATGGTGCTTGTTGTTTTTTTCTATTTCTTTTGCTGTCTTTGGCTTAACCTTATTCAAATGACCATGTTTTCTAATATGGTAATCTATTGTATTCCAATGTATTCCATAAAGCTCAGCCCATTGTCTGTATGTCTTGCCTTTGTACTTGGGTGATGGATTCTTTTTGGTATCTAAATCAATCTTATCTAAATGACCATGTTTTTTTAGATGAGTCCTGATTGTCTCTACATGAACACCAAGTTCCTGTGCCCAATGTTTGCAAGTTTTGCCTTTGTAAAGTGTAGCTATCATAAGTGCCTCCTTATACCAATGTCATCATAGACAACTCTTTCCAAGTGTCTTGATTGTTTTTGTAGTATGCACACATCTTGTCTATCAACCTAAATGACAAACTGTTGAAGTGTTCATTGTTGTCAACAACAAACTGTATAATATCAGTTTGTGCTTTCTTGCCCATCTTTCTTTCTTTGAAACAGATGATCTCATTGCTTTCATGCATCATCTTAAAGTACTCAATCTCCCAAGCTCTAGTTGGCAAACCTGTCTTAAACTTTGGAGCTCTATCCATAACAGGCTTCATCAACCTTTGTGCCTTGCTCATTTTCTTACCAGGAACTGCTTCCAAGTCTTTGTTGGTAACAAGTATAACTCTAGCTCTCATTGTAAAACTGCTAGGAATACCCATGGCTTGTAGGTTAGTGTTTTGCTTGGCCCAACTGATCTTTCTGATCTTTTTGCTGTCCATGGCCGCTTTTAACATTTCTGTTGCTTCAGGCAAATCATAGATTGCATCACTGTCATCAATAACAATAACACTATGATCTTTGTGCTCATAAAAGAACTTGTAAAGACCAATAGCACTTGTAGTACCCTTGATACCAGTCCACTTAACTTTCTTGTTTTTTAGTGTATCTACAACAGTCTGTGTCTTACCTTGACCTGCTTCACCCATTAATACTAGGTGCCAGTTGTCTTTGGCTACACCTTCTGTCATTGTAGCAATCATTTTGCTAAATTTGTTGATATGCATCCTCATCTGCTCAGGACCAGGATCTTTTGCATTGGCAACTGCTAATGCTTGGTTTACTATATTTGACATTTTATTTCTCCTTTGTTTTTTATTAACTATACTTACAGTATATAGTAAGAACTCTTACTAGTCAACCTTTTTATACATAAAAAAACCCTTATAAAACAAGGGTTTTTAAATTTTTTTTTATAAACTTGCATTTTTTTACTCAAAATCACCAGGATTTTGTGGATCATAAGCAAAATTGTCCTTGCTTTGCTCACTTTCTTGATCCCAAATATGCACCTGATAGATTCCATGTTTTGCAATAAACTGCTGTCTGTTTAATTCTTGAGCATCTTCCTGCATCTCTAGTACCCATTGTCCTGTTTTACTCATCTTATGCCTCCTATTGCATATATTCAATTGTTTTAAACTCTTTAGGCATTGGCTTGTTATAATACCTTGCTCTTTCTTCTGGATTTCTAGCCTGAACTCTTGCTTCTTCTTTACAGAAACATTTAGCATCCCAACTTGGTACACCCATACTAACCAAAATTTTTCTAGCACTCTTTATATCATTGTTGGCAACATAATAGACTGCTTGATTGATCATCTTGTGTACAAAGTTATCTGAAGGTAGTTGATAAACAGGTGGTAATTTTTGTCCTGATTTGTGTAGATCTGCCATATATTTGTCTTCCCAAATATCTAGTCTTTTTTCTGTGTTGGGCATTTTTTGTTTGCTATGCTCCAACACCTTTACTATCTTACCTGTGTTTTTATTACTCATCTTATGCCTCCTCTAGTTCAAATTTAGGTTGTAATTTAAAAACAAAACCAGCTTCTTCAACTGCTTGTTTGGTATATTCATATACATGACTATCCTCTGCTATAAAGTTTTTACCATAGTAATCACTGTCTGCATGGTCAATGAAAGCATCCATTTCAGCTTGTGTAGCATCTTTGATAGGCTTCCATATCCAACCCGCTAATGGACTAGGGTCAGTATCTTTAACTAGAATAACTTTACCATCAGTGATTGCACTATATGCCATATTATTGTCTTCTGGACTAGAACCATTTTCATTCCACCATATAAACCCGTCATGCTCAAATTGACTCTTGTCATCTTCATCAATTTTTACACCATCTACAATGCTGTCTATCAAATCAGTCTCATCAGCCAACAGCCAATCTTCAGGCTTGGAATCCCAATCTGTAGGTTCAACAATTATATTAACTTCAAGTTCTGTTCCATCATGACTAGCACATTCAAGTTCAATGTTCCAACCAGCAAGTTTGGCCAACATCTTGTTCTCATCACTGTAGATGTGTCCAAAATGTTTTTTAACAAAATCCTCAACTATTTGTTCTTGCTCATTTACAAAGTCACTGTAGTCACCCCAATGCAACCAATTGTCACTGCTTAGATCACCCTCATACATTTCTTGAACATTAAATGTAATTGTATTATCAATGACTTCATATGTAAATTCATTACTCATCTTATGCCTCCTGCAACTTTTTAAGTTTTTTTACCACACATACTTTCCAATCTTTGATATGAGGTTTTCTTATCCTTGCATTACTCATAAAGTATGATATCCATTCATTGTCATTGAGCCATCCACTTGTGTTGATCAATTGAACAATCATAGCACCATCTAATTCAAACATATAGGTATTTTTTGTGCTAAATGTCATTCCATCATATACCTGTTGTTTGTCAACCTTTAGGTTCTGCTTAAAAATTTTTCTAGCCATTATGCAACCTCAGATTCTAACATTAGATTAATCTCTTCAATTTCTTGTGCAGTAAAATGCTCAGAAAAATCAAAATCTTGTTGTTTCAATTCTACAAGTTGTGCTAGAATTTTGTCTTTTTGTTGCAATAAAGTTTTTACTTCTGTTATTGTTGGTTTTGTCATTTGTGTTTCTCCTTTTGTTAATGTTTATACTAGTAGTATATAACAAGATGTCTTGCTTGTCAACCTCTTATTATGCATTCTCCTTGATAGTGTCTATGATGTATGGACACAGATCCGTGATTCTTTGTGCAATTTGTGGGTCTAAGATATAATCCACACAGTTGTGGTCATAAACCAAATCATAGATCTCATCACCGCACCACTCAGTCATTGCGTCTTCTGGTTGATCCCAGGCTTCAGTGGCAATGTCTTCCAATGCTTCCATAAATGTTGCTTTTGATATTGTCATTTGTGTTTCTCCTTTTGTTTATTATGCTTATACTATAGCACAGTAAGATGCTTTGGTCAACCCCTTTTTGTTAGAAAAATTTGAGCACTATACATCTGCAGGATCAGATCTGTCATTTCTGGCCCCACCCTGTTGCAAAAATGCAACACCTTGAACTACCTGGTAAATCAATCAGAATCTTCTTGACAGGTTGGCCGCAGGTGGTCTTGATCCTGACCAGGGTGATCAGAATTTGGTTGACCTGTTGAAAATTTTATTTTGATTCTAGCTCATAATCTATATCCTTTTTAGTTTCTTATACAGTTATACTATAGCAGATACTGTACAGTATGTCAACCTGATTGGTAAAGAAATATTTAGAATTATCTACAGACTTAAGTCATTGAAATCATTGGATATTTTGGTGGCCATGGTAGCTCATTGGAAAGGCCTCTATAGGGCCCGGCTAGAGGCCAGCCTAGACTAGGGTATATGATTATTCTGTGGAGAATATTAAGGGGTTTTGACCACAATGTCAACCAGGTTAAGAGTTATTTTTTTAGATTTTTTTGATTCTTTTTGGTTGACTAGGTGAAAGAAAGGCCCGTGTTTGGTGTCATATGAGCCTATATCAATAGTGCAATTATTATCAAAGCTATACCAAATAGTATCATTTTATCATCATTATGGTTATTGTTGACACTTTTTCAAGTCTTATAAACAGGAACCCAACTACACAATAAAGCATAATTGGGTTCTTTAACATCAACACATTATATCATATCTCTGTTTGATATGAAAGGAAAATAAAGATGGGTTATTCCAGCAACCTAATCTCTATTATATCTATTTATCTTGTTTACAGTATCAGCTATTATCCAACCACTAGCATCACCAATATCATTTAATCTACATCTATTGTACCAAAGCAAATCACCATTATCTGCTGTGTGCTTGAGTATTGCCAGGACCCAGAGGTAATCTCTGTAGTGGGCTTGTTTTAGCTTTGAATCAGGACCTATGCTCATCAATCTATTCAAACTAGTGATCCATTCTTTGGCATCAGGTATAGCTTCCTGTATGTTCAAGAGTCTAGCTGTGTTAATGGGATCTTCACCTGATTGTTTGTATACTGCTTGTAAACTGCTTACAAACATCAACAGTTTGTGGGTTTCTCTTAGATAGTTATCCAGGTTATTGGGTTTGAATCTATCATCCAACCACACTCCATTGCAAGGTCTATTCATTGTTCATCACTCCTATAACTTCTGTGCTTATACTGTCTTGGTAATCATCTTTAGCATAGAAAGTTCTTATTGTTTTCTTTACATAACAAGTATCTCCTGTTACATAATATTCAAAGTGTTCTTCCTTTTTCAAGCCAGGTTTGGGTTGGCTCATATAGGTATCTGGTTCATAACTACTTGTTTTTTTGGTTAAGGGGTTGTTTCTCATATCTAATATATTCCTTGTTTATAATATTTATTAGGATCAGGACTAGGCATTACTCTATCATTTGGTATAACCTAACTCTTGTCTTACAGACAAGTAACATCAAAAACTGCTAAAGCAGTTTTTTTCTGTTAAGTTTTCTTCTGTTCTTCAAACTCAATAAGTTGATTATAAGTGGTGTTATGTGATTGTAGTTGTTTAGATCTTATCAGTCATAGGTAGGCTACTACAGCCTAGGATGTGTTTGATTTCCAATTAGATATAGTATATCTGGTGTGCTTTGGCTCTTACTGCTTACCATACATCAGTGATTTTTAAGAATACATTTCTGCCTACTGTAGTATTCATAGCACTTGGAATGTGTTAGTACTGTAACACCACAGGTATCATAGGATTATATTTTATTAGGATTTGCAACCTTTTCCTGTTGTTCTAGGATACTATATAGGGTTCTGTGTGAGAATTGTGTTGGCCTGTAATTGTATTGTAGTATAGTGTTGATTATTTGTCAACCTTTTTAGCCTTTTCAATTGCATTTAGTATATCCTCTGCACCAGGCACAGGTTCCACTATATGGAAAAACTCTGCAAAATTAGTGGTAACTTCTTTGTGCTTCTTACCTTCCATAGCCGCCCTTGCTTCTATATAAGCAGTCAATAACCCATGAGTATGAGCAAGAAAGTCACCAGTCTTTTCACTGAATCTTTCCTGTGGAAAATGTTTTCTAATCCTGTCAAAGTCACTGTTGTATTGAAACTTTGTGGGAAATTTATCACAAAATTCAATCCAGTTCTTAAATTTGGTATGAATTTCTCTTATGTTTTTGTTTGGTAAATTACCACTGTTGCAAAAATCAGCAAGTGGATGCATTACATCTTTGTCCCAGGTTACAGTTGTATCTCTGTAGGGTCTATATAGGTTTTTTATGTTACTGTCTGTGTGTTCTCTGTCTGCATTTAGATATGCAGTATATATTTGGTCTATATTCATTACTTGTTTTCCTTTTCTTTGTTAAGCATCTATTGATGCTTGTAGTTGCCATGTGTTTTCTCCAGTTCAATATAGTATAGTATAAGACATTGAAAAAGTCAAGTCTTTATACCATATAAGCATTGCTTATATGTTTACTTATGACATATTTTTGTAAAAGCAGGTTAAATGGTGGTCAAAACCGCGGTTTTGATTTGGAGTTAGAAACTTGGATCAAAATTTGTCAAAGAAAAAGCCTAGCTGTTTCCAACTAGACTTTTACCATACCATGTTAATTTTTGATCTTAAAGGATGTAGGATGAAACAAAGGTTTGTAGTAAGTATATAAATTTTTGGAGAAATCACAATGCTTGTAACAAAGAGATACTACCATGCTATGAGCGTATAAGAAATGAAAGGATATCATTAAACAACTTGGTAGTATACTGTTCCATCCTACACTATTATTTATGACAGATTAAAATTGATTTTTTTGAGAAATGCTTTTTGATGTTCTATTTCTGGATCATAACCTACATTATTATCTGTGTAATTTTTAAACAGTTTATAATCCCATCTAACAGGATAACCCTGTTGTGATTTATTGTTTAATCTTGTGTTTGCATTGTAAACAACCCAAATGCACACAGGATCATGTTGTTTGATCCAGTCTAAATTATCTCTGTATACATTGCTTAAAAAGATCCATTGCTCATCTATCTTTACTAGATGATGATTTGCTAATACATATTCTGGATTGTCTGGAAAGTGTGTGGGTTTCTTGTTCAGTACTGCAACAACCTTAACCCGCCTGTCTAATGGGTAAACCATCTTTAACTTTTTTAATAAGTTGGGTAATGCTTTTTCTGTTTTAATCATTTTTGTTAAACTTGGATACTTGATTCATATATTTGTGCCTGGAAATCTATTGTGTCATCCTCATTTAATGTTACTGTTAATACTCTAAATTTTAAACTGCTAAAACCTAAATCTGTGTGTGTTACATCTATAATATCACCTGCACTTACATCTATTGCTGAGTGTGGTGCTTTAAAACTAATAACTTTTTGATGTCTACTATCATTCATTAGGTATGTTGCAAGTTGACTTGCCTGTGCTTCTTCACTGATAAGTGTGCTATCTGTTCTACCAATAAGTTCTGTGCTGTTATCTTCTGTTAGGTATGTGCCATTGCTTACAATCTTTACATCATCATTGTAGTCATTTGCACTATTACCATACTGTACTTCAAACTTGTTAAATTTAGCACTCTTAGGTGGTAATTGTATGTCTATATCACCTACTATTGTATCTCTTGTAAAACTAAATGTGCTAGATTCACTTTGTTTTCTGTGTTTTAGTTTGTATTGGCCCTTGTCATATATCAACATAGCATTACACATTTCTGTAATTTCTTCTACATTGTTAAACATTGTTTTGTCTGTGTTTAAAAATCCATTTATCTTAAATTTAGGACTACCACTGTTATCAAAGTAATTTCTTGCACTAGCAAAGGTTGTTAGATCAATATCTGAATCAGCTAGTCCTTTTCCATATCTGCTGTTCACCAAATAGTCTAACATAACATCTGCAGGGTTTTGATCTGCACCTGTTACTGTACTACCTGTGCTGGCCGCATTTCTAATCTTCTTGCCATCAAATTCTACTGTAATTTCTGGAACTGCACCATTGTAATCTGGATCTACAGGCAGTTTAAGTGCCAAATATGCTAATCCTGTAAGTGTTCTATTGTTGTCCCAAGTTCCACTACCTATACTGGTTTGTAGTGTTGTATCTACTGTTTGTGTGTCTGTGCCTGGGTAAAATGCAATGTATGTGCTACCATATTTTGTATCTGCATAACCTGTTATTTGCACACCACCACTGCCTAAAGCACTTGTGCTTCCACCATTGTATATCACAGTATCATTGAAGAATATCTTTTTGATTGCACCTACTTCACCTTCAGCAAGTATCAATATCATGTTTAATGTATTTGTTCCACTACCACCTGATCCATTACTACTGCCAACAAATGCTCTAGTTCCACCTATTCTTCTTCTGCCATATACTACAGGAATAGCATCATTACTACTGCTCTTGTTTGCAATTATACCACTGTTTTGATTAGCGCCACCTGGACCAAATCTCTTTGCTTCTTTCTTAGCAAAGACCTTGCTGACAATGAACTGTACTGCTATCTTTGTGATAATACTGATAGGATCAAAACCCATTTATCTTCTCCATATTTCTATTTGATCTTTTGGAAAACTTTTAGGGTTTATCTGAACTAAATTTTTACCTTCTTCAAATGTGTATGCAACACCAAAGAAATAAATGTATACAACACTCCAATACTTGTGTTTTACAAGTATAAAGTCACCTTCTTTTTTTGTTTTTTGTTTTTTATATCCATTTGTTTTTAACCAAGTTTCTGCACTTAAATATTCTTTTGCAAATTGTATTCTAGTTCTATTGTTATGATATTGTCCTTTTATATTGTCCAGTTTGTTTGTTCCATATCTTAAATCATGCCATTCAACTGCAAGTGTATTGCAATCATTAACACTTAATTCAAATGCTGTATGTCTTTTTCTTGCTAGGAACTGTCCTAGTTTATCTAAATCACTTTGTATCATTTCCAAATAATCTCCTTGATAACTTCTTTACAGTTATCTAATCCAGTATCAATGTTACCTGGTGCACCACTAAACTTGTCTCTGTGACTGTTTGTGTTTGTTCTTCTACCATTTATATCACTAAATCTAACCCATTGGCTACTTGTTTCTAGTGTTACACCTGTTGTTCCACTTGGTTGATAGTTTATAACTGCACTATCAATATAACCTTTGAATACTTCAAATGTTCCACTTGTTATAAAAGTACCTTGATCAGAATAACTTCTATATATTGTTACAGGTCTGTCTACATAATTTATACTTTGAACTGTTTGTATAAAAGGTGGGTCCATATCACCATTAGCAATATCATATATACCACCAATTTGTATACTTAATCTAGGCACTTGAAATTCAATGTTAGTTTCTATTGCACCAAAGCTCAATGCCGCACCTGCACTCTTGTATGTGTTACCATCATAAGTTATATTAAAGGGTGCATTTGTAACATAGTAAGGTGTACTAGTTTCAATCTTAATTAATTCATAATAGGCAGTTGTTTGCCTTGCTTTCATTTCTGCTATTGTAGGCATTATTTAAACTCATCCAAGTCAAAGTTAACAGTTACATAGTATAACCCTTGTTCATCTACATTGTATTCAAATTCATCTTGAGATAATGTTACAGGAGCATGAGTTGGATTCTTGTAAAACTTATCACCAAATCCTAGTTGTTGACTTGTAGGATGTGATATTCTAAATTTTACTTCACCAAAGTTGTTTGCATCATGTCCACTAACAACCATTGCCAAACTTCCATTTGGATTAAACATAATAATATGTTCACCATCTAACAATGCATCTGATTCATTTTGTGAGAATCCACCAACTGTAAATATGCTTTGTCCAGAACTTCTATCAGCAAGTTTTGTAACATTAACTATTTCTGTTCCAGCTTCACCTTTTGGTGTTCCATCTGACATTAAGATATAAGTTCCATCTGAATATTTTAATGGAAAGTAAAAAGGTTGACTCTGTCCTTGTGCCGCCAATACACACTTTTGTATTTTTCTAAAATCATTTACACCCATTGGTGCATATTCAACTTGTAATTTATATCTTGCAAATTGACTGCTTCTTACAAACTTCTTACCACTTTGTGTTATGTTTGTTGTGCTAGGTTGAACATATGTTATTGTTGCTCTAGCAGGAATTATATCAAGTGGAAATGTTTTATCAGTTTGATGTCCTGTAGGAAATGCAGGATCAACCCAGTAATCATCTGTGTCAAATGTTTCATCTGTTTCAACTGTACTAGGTGTTCTAGGTGAATATGTGTCTGCTAATCCTGTTATAGGTAATACTAC